GTGCATTGCATCAATAAACTCCCCGTGCTACCATCACAACCACTATGGAACAAGGCAACACCCATTCCCTAGGCACGGTTGTCACCGGTGAAACCCCACTCCCAAACTGGCTGTCGTGCCCAGACCCCAAGCCCCCGCGCCCATCGAAGTCGGCGCGTGAACTGCTGCACCTCGAATACGAGCAAATCTTCGAGCGCGTCATCGAAGACATCTATCGCGGCCGATCCCTTCAATCGTTGATCGAGGATGACCACCGGGTCCAGTCCTACGAGGACTTCTTGCGCTGGGTCAAGCGCGACCCTCAGCGCCACGAGCGATTCAAAGAAGCGCAGGAGATGCGCACCGAGTTCATCGCCGGGGAGATTCTTGAGATTGCCGATGGCGTGGGTGCGATTGATCCGTCATCGAGCGATACGGTCAACCGCGACAAGCTGCGCATCGACACGCGCAAATGGCTCATGAGCGCCCACAACAAGAAGCGATACGGGGAAACCAAGCAGATCGAGTTGGGCGGGACGATCTCGATCACTGAGGCACTGGCTGCGGCGCAGGCCCGGGTGATTGAGGCAGAGGTGGTCGATGTGACCCCGAGACTGGAGAACGACTGATGCAGAAGATGCGCTACTCGCCCGAGGAGGAGCAACTGCTGATGTCGCAGTTGTGGAGTCCGAACATCAAGGATGACCCCGAGGCGTTTGTCCTGTTCGCGTTCCCTTGGGGGCAGAAGAACACCCCACTCGAACACTTCAAGGCACCCCGGGCGTGGCAGCGCAGAACCTTGCGCCGCATCGCACAGTTCATCCGCGACAACCGGGGCAAGCTGACCGAGGGTGATCTGATTGACGCTCTGCGCCGCGCTGTGTCGTCCGGCCGGGGGGTGGGTAAGTCCGCTCTCGTGTCGTGGCTGATCCTGTGGATGCTGACCACTCGGATCGGGTCAAGTGTGATCGTCAGTGCCAACTCGGAAAACCAGTTGCGCAAAGTGACTTGGGGTGAACTCACCAAATGGGTCACGATGGCGATCAATGCCCACTGGTGGGAGCCGACGGCCACAAGCCTAAACCCGGCCGCATGGCTGACCGAACTGGTCGAGCGTGACCTCAAGAAGGGCACCCGGTACTGGGGTGCTGAGGGGAAGCTGTGGAGCGAGGAGAACCCAGACGCCTATGCCGGTGTCCACAACATGGACGGCATGATGGTGATCTTCGACGAAGCCTCAGGTATCCCGGACAGCATCTGGTCCGTGGCTGCGGGCTTCTTTACGGAGAACATCCTCGACCGGTACTGGTTCGCGTTCTCCAACGGCCGTCGCAACACAGGGTACTTCTACGAGGCTGTCGATGGCAACAAGCGGGACTTCTGGGAGTCCGAGAAGATCGACGCCCGCACAGTCGAGGGCACCGACAAGACCATCTACCAGCAGATCATCGAGGAGTACGGCGAGGACTCCGACGAGGCCCGGGTCGAGGTCTATGGTGACTTCCCCAAGAGCGGCCAAGACCAATTCATTGCGCCGCACTTGGTTGACGACGCCATGAAGCGCCCCCAGTACAAGGACATGACCGCGCCCATCGTGATCGGCGTGGACCCGGCCCGGGGCGGCATGGACAGCACCGTAATCGCCGTGCGCCGTGGGCGCGACATCGTGTCGATCAAGCGGTTCCGAGGCGACGACACTATGACCACCGTGGGTCACGTCATCGACGCCATCGAGGAGTACCGGCCAGCCCTGACCGTGATCGACGAGGGTGGCCTCGGATACGGCATTCTTGACAGATTGAATGAGCAGAAGTACAAAGTGCGCGGGGTCAACTTCGGCTGGAAGGCCAAGAACCCCGTGATGTGGGGCAACAAGAGGGCCGAGATTTGGGGAGCCATGCGCGATTGGCTCAAGTCGGCCAGTTTGCCGCAGGACAGGCTGCTCAAGGCCGATCTGATCGGGCCGATGAAGAAGCCCAACTCTGCGGGCACCATATTCTTGGAGGGCAAGAAGGAAATGAAAGCCCGTGGTCTGGCCTCACCGGATGCCGCTGACGCCATCGCCGTGACTTTCGCGTTCCCTGTTGCACATCGGGAGTACAATGACCGCACAACCCCGCGCCGCAACGCGCAGAATGGGGCTGTTTTAACATCTTGGATGGGGGCGTGATGGCAACGAAGAAGACTGTCTCTTTGAACGTCAAAAAGGGCGAAAAGCTGCCCGTGTCCAAGGGTGCGGGCCTGACCGAAAAAGGTCGCGCCAAGTACAACCGCGAGACTGGTTCAAACCTCAAGGCTCCGGCTCCCAACCCCAAGACCAAAGCCGACGCAGGCCGCAAAGCCAGCTTCTGTGCCCGCATGGAAGGGGTCGTCAAAAACGCCAAAGGTCCAGCCGAGCGGGCCAAGGCATCCCTCAAACGATGGAAGTGCTGATCATGGCAACCAAACCCGGCCTCTACGCCAACATCCACGCCAAGCAGGCCCGCATCAAAGCTGGTTCCGGCGAGAAGATGCGCAAACCTGGGGCACCGGGTGCCCCCACCAACAAGGCGTTCAAGGAATCTGCCAAAACCGCCAAAAAACCCACAAGGAGCAAGTGATGCCACTCGTGAAATCCACCAGCAAGAACGCTTTCCGCAAGAACATCAAAGCCGAAGTTGCCGCTGGTAAACCGGTCAAGCAGGCCGTTGCCATTGCGTACAGCGTCAAGCGTGAAGCCGCCAAAAAAGCCCCCGCGAAAGCCCCAATGAAGGCCAAAAAATGAAACTTCAGGCCACCCAAGACTGTCTGATCGTGCGTCCCGACATGGAGAAACACGACCTTTTCATTCTGCTGCGTCAAAAGCAAACTGGCACCGGCGTTGTCATTTCTGCCGGTCCTGCTGCAAAAGATGTCAAAGTCGGTGATCGAGTGTTATTTGGTGATTCCATCGGTCAAGACCTACAATGGCAGGGCGAAGACCTTCTCGTGATGCGAGAGGAGCACACCCTCGGAGTATTTGACGCATGAAAGACACAACCGGAATCGTGGCCGCAGCGAATGTGGCAAAGAACGGCCCGTACCCCTCAAAAGGCGGTTCCGAGGACGTTCTGACCGTTGCCCGCAGTCGCATGACGATGGCGATTTCGGCGTTTTCTGAAACCCGCGAGAGCGAACTCGATGATCTGCGGTTTTACGCAGGCTCCCCGGACAACCAGTGGCAGTGGCCCGCTGACGTGCTCCAGACCCGTGGCGCAGTCCAAGGTCAGACCATCAACGCCCGCCCCTGCCTGACCATCAACAAGCTGCCGCAGCACGTCAAGCAGATCACCAACGAGCAGCGGATGAACCGCCCCGGCATCAAGGTGATCCCGGCTGACGACAAAGGCGATGTCGAGGTGGCCGATGTCTACAACGGCGTGATCCGTCACATCGAGTACATCTCCGATGCTGACGTGGCCTACGACACCGCTTGCGAAAACCAAGTTTCCTACGGCGAAGGCTACATCCGGCTGCTGACCGAGTACTGCGACGAAGACACTTTCGATCAGGACATCAAGATCGGGCGTGTGCGCAACAGCTTCTCGGTCTACATGGACCCGCTGATTCAAGACCCCACCGGTGCAGACGCCCGCTGGTGTTTCATCACCGAAGATTTGACCAAAGCCGAGTACGAGCGCCTGTACCCCAACGCCGCACCGATCAACACCCTCATGTCGCTGGGTGTGGGCGATCAGTCGATCAGTCAATGGATCAGCGAAAACACGGTGCGCATCGCCGAGTATTTCTACATCGAATACGAGAAGGCGACGCTTAACCTGTACCCCGGCAACGTGACGGCATTTGACGGCACCCCCGAAGACAAGTCGCTGCGCATGATGTTTGGCAAGCCCTTGCGCTCTCGCCAATCGGATCGCAAGCGCGTCAAGTGGGGCTGGTCAGTACATCCCCGTGGTGCGCGTGGTCGGCAACGAGTTCGAGGTTGATGGCCGAGTCTACGTGAGCGGTCTGGTGCGCAACGCCAAAGACGCGCAGCGCATGTACAACTACTGGGTGTCGCAGGAAGCCGAGATGCTGGCGCTGGCCCCCAAAGCCCCGTTCATCGGTTATGGCGGTCAGTTCGAGGGTTATGAAACCCAGTGGAAGACCGCCAACACCCAAAACTGGCCGTATCTGGAGGTCAATCCAGACGTTACAGACGGTCAGGGTAACATCCTGCCCCTACCCCAGCGGGCACAGCCTCCGATGGCCTCCAGCGGCCTCCTGCAAGCCAAAGCAGGTGCATCCGAGGACATCAAATCGGCCACCGGTCAGTACAACGCATCGCTGGGCATGTCCAGCAACGAGCGTTCTGGCAAGGCCATCCTTGCGCGTCAGCGTGAGGGTGATGTGGGCACGTACCACTACGTTGACAATTTGGCCCGCGCCATTCGTCACGTCGGCCGTCAGTTGGTGGATCTAATTCCCAAGATTTACGACACCGAGCGGATCGCCCGCATCATCGGCGAAGACGGCGAACCATCGACCGTCAAGATGAACCCCACCCAGCAGGAACCGGTCAAGAAGATCGTGAACCAAGAAGGCGTGGTCATCGACAAAATCTACAACCCCGCCGTCGGCAAGTACGACGTGCGCGTCATCACTGGTCCCGGATACGCCACCAAGCGTCAGGAAGCCCTTGAATCAATGGCCCAACTGCTGCAAGGCAACCCGCAACTGTGGAGTGTGGCCGGTGACCTGTTCGTCAAGAACATGGACTGGCCCGGTGCCCAAGACCTTGCCAAGCGGTTCCAGAAGACCCTTGACCCCAAGGTGCTGGCCGACGAAGACAACCCGGCTCTCATGGCCGCAAATCAGCAGATGGAGGCCATGTCTGCCGAGATGCAGAACATGTTCAACATGCTGCAAAACGTCCAGCAGTCGATGGAAGCCAAAGACTTGGCGATCAAGGAATTTGAAGCTGAGATCAAGGCGTACAGCGCCGAGACACAGCGCATCAGCGCCGTGCAGGCCAGCATGACCCCTGAACAGATTCAGGACATCGTGATGGGCACTATTCATGCTGCAATTGACACTGGTGATCTGGTTGCCGGTGCGCCGGAGATGCGTGAGACTCCGCAGATGGAATCAATGGAAATGCCAGAACAAGGAGAAATGAATGAAATGCGCTGATTTTGTGGGTACGCTGTTCTTGGCTCGGGATGTCGCGCATTCCGTTCATCTGAACACCCGCAGCTTTTCAAAGCACATGGCTTTGAACACCTTCTATGACGAAGTGATCGAGTTGGCCGACAAGTTCACGGAAGCCTACCAAGGCCGTCACGGTCTGGTGGGTCCGATCAGCCTTATGTCGGCCAAAAAGACGACCAACATCATCGAGTTCCTTGAGGATTCGCTGGCCGACATCGAGAAAATGCGCTACGAGGTAGTCGAGAAAACCGACACCGCGCTGCAAAACATCATCGACGAAATCGTCGGGCTGTACCTGTCCACCCTCTACAAACTCAAGTTCCTCGCATAAGGAGAAACCCTCATGGCTTCGATGTATTCCCAGATCAGCGCCACCTCGCAAATCAAACCGATGGCGGCAAAGCTGAAAGGTATTTTTGTGAGTGCTGCATCCAGCACCCCGACAATCACTGTGTACGACTCCCCGACTTCGCTCAACACTGACCCGAAGATTCTGGACACGTTCACGCCGACTGCTGGTGTCAACTACAACTTCTTTGACGGCTTGTACGCCAACAAGGGACTGTATGTGGTCATCTCTGGCACGGTATCATGCACCATTGCATACGAATAACAATTCGTGTGTAATACAAACTGTACCGGCCCAGTAGACCGGGGTTCCTTTGGAACATGAAATGACTGATGAAGTCCAAAACCTAGCGGAAGTAGACTCCGCGCCAGCCCCCGAGGTGACGGCCACCACGGATCAGGCACAAAACGCGCCGGAAGTCGCTGACCAAAGCAACGAACAAGTCGAGGAGAAAAAGTTCTCTCAGGCCGAACTCGATGCGATGATCGGCAAGCGCCTCGCAAGAGAGCAACGTAAGTGGGAACGTGAGCAGCAAGCCAAGCAAGCAGAAATGCAAGTGAGGCAGTCGATGCCGTCAGAGTTGCCGCCTGTTGACCAGTTTGAGTCTCCTGAAGCCTATGCGGAAGCACTGGCGATGAAGAAGGCCGAGGAACTGATCGCACAGCGTGAACTCCAAAAGCAACGCGCTCAGATTGAAGAAGCCTACGCTGAAAGTGAAGAAGAAGCCCGTGGCAAGTACGACGACTTTGACCAAGTTGCCTACAACCCGCAACTTCGCATCACCGATGTGATGGCCGAGACAATCAAGGCGTCCGATCTTGGACCTGATCTGGCCTACTGGCTGGGCAGCAACCCAAAGGAAGCTGATCGCATCTCGCGTCTGTCGCCGCTCCTGCAAGCGCGTGAAATTGGGAAGATCGAAGCCAAACTTGGTGCCGAGCCTCCCCAAAAGAAAACAACGTCTGCGCCAGCACCGATCAAGCCGGTGACTGCCCGTGCAACGAACCCCGGTGTCACTGACACCACCGATCCTCGGTCTGTTCAGACCATGAGTGCGTCGGAGTGGATCGCGGCCGAGCGTCAACGACAAATCGCCAAAGCACAGGCACTCCGCAACCGTTAATTAGGACATTTCAATCATGGCAAACAGCCTTCTTACCATTGACATGATCACGCGCAAATCTCTGGAAATTCTGGAGAACAACCTCGTGATCACCCGCAACGTGAACCGTCAGTACGACGACAGCTTCGCTGTCGAAGGTGCAAAGATCGGTTCGACCTTGCGTATCCGCCTGCCCGACCGCGCTCTGGTGACTGACGGTGCCGCCCTGCAAGCTCAGGACGACAACGAACAGTACACCACCCTGACTGTGGCCTCGCAGAAGCACGTTGGCATCAACTTCACCTCTGCCGAACTGACCATGCAGTTGGACGACTTCGCAGAGCGTGTTCTGAAGCCTCGTATCAGCCAGTTGGCCTCCACCGTGGACGCTGACGTTGCCAACGCCTTCAAACTGGTGGGCAACTCTGTCGGTACCCCCGGCTCCGCTCCCAGCACCGCTCTGGTTCTGTTGCAAGCCCAGCAGAAGCTGAACGAAAACGCTGCCACCATGTCGCCCCGTTACGCTACCGTGAACCCCGCTGCCAACGCTGCGCTGGTCAACGGTCTGTCGGGCTTCTTCAACCCCCAAGACGTGATCTCCCGCCAGTTCAAAAACGGCATGATGGGTGAGCAAGTTCTGGGCTATGACGAAGTGAACATGAGCCAGTCCATCAAGTCCTTCACCGTGGGTTCGCGTACCGCTACTGGTGGCACCACCTCCGCTGCTGTGACCTCGGAAGGCGCTACCACCATCGCCATCACCGGCGCTGGTAACGCTGCCACCGTCAAGGCTGGCGATGTGTTCACCGTGGCCGACTGCTACGCTGCCAACCCCCAGACCCGCGAATCCACCGGGTCGCTGTTCCAGTTCGTCGCTCTGGCTGACGTGACTCTGGGTTCCAGCGGCGAAGGTAGCATCACCGTTGCCCCGATGTACTCGGCTGGCAACGCTCTGTGTACCGTGGTGAGCCTGCCCGCAACCAGCAAAGCTGTGACTTTCATCGGCACCGCTTCTGGCACCTACGCTCAGAACTTGGTATACCACCGTGACGCCATTGCGTTCGCCACTGCTGACTTGCTCCTGCCTCAAGGCGTGGACATGGCAAGCCGTGCCGTTCACAACGGCATCAGCCTGCGTGTGGTCCGTCAGTACGACATCA